ATAGTCAGGATCAACAGGCTCGCCAGTGTTAGAAAAGATAAAATTGTGAGCGTCAATGTACGCCGCAGGTACATAATACATTCGTGATAAATCTTTAGTTTGTCGATCTCCGATTTCTCCAAGCTCTGTATTGAGCGCATGCCAGAAATGTCGTATTTCTTCTCTCTCAACTCGGCGTGTAAGTTCGAAGACGATTCGAAACTTCGGTAGGTCGACTGTACTGCTTGCTGTAGAATAACAAACATAGTTGTAATTGTGAAACTTAGAAACAAGTAGCTCATCTAGAGGATAGCCTCCCGTGTCGAAATCATCTACATCGACAGCAGCCCACTTGCCCCAATATTCAACATTATCATTTGAACGGGTTGTGCCAGTAGTATATATCGCTGGGCTGATTAGAGAAGCAGTCTTTTTTGTTTCAGGAATTTTCGACAGCGAATAAAGCAAGTCTTTGAAATCAGACCATGACTTCAGGGAGACTTGCTTGTGAGTTTTGTTATCGAATCGATTCTTGAAAATCGTCAGTTCAGTTTTCATATCATCCAAAGAAACTTTCAAGTGATGCTCTAGGTTCTGCTGACCAACCAACTGCATTGAGAATTGGCTCTAGCGGATCAAGGAATGTCTTAACAAACATATTATCATAATCTACCGCATTATGCAACCCTAGCTCTTTTGGTAACTGACCAGGAAACGCTACCACGTTTTCTTTGATTCTATTTGGCTGTTTGAGATAAAGAAACTTAATCTTCTCGCCGTCTTGAATCAACTCGTATTTGTCCTGTAATCCTTGTTGAGTAATATAGTGATTGTAGAGTAGCGAGCCGCGAACATGGATCGGAGTGCCTTTGCTGTAGATACTGTGCCGATCTTTCCACTTCGTAATCTCAGAGACACCGCGCGGAAACGCAATTTCTTCGGGCGCGAGAGTCTTGAACTCACTCTTGAAGTTTGCAATAAACTTCTGAGTATCAGCTTCGGTACCTTCAATAATAACACGAAACACTTGCTTAAACACATCACGCACAACTTGTGGTGTGCTAGACTTGACAGCTTCAATGCCCATCATCTTTAGTTTAGGCGTAGCATAGCGAACGCCTTCGTTATCATGAACATTCAGAATGTAGCGCTTCTTCGCCATCCAAATGCCACGATCAGCAATTGCTTCTCGCTTCATCACCATACGATTCTCGTATGCGTTGGTATCTTCTGCTAGCTTTGCATATGCATTCGCAATCTTTTGCTCAAAGTGTTCTGCGACTTTGCTGAGAAAGTTAACAGGATTGGCAGGCTTGTGCAGAGCAACCAGCGGTGCGAAGTTAATGTATACCGAATCGGTATCGATTGCAATCACATAGTCGTCTTTGGTACCAAGAATCTCTTGCATTTCTGCATTCACCGCAGCCTCTGCAACCTTGATAGCGCGCTGACCGTTTGTGGTCACACCTTCTGCAATCTTCTGATCGAAGTAACGAAAGTATTTGTTCGCTAGCGCACCATAGAGACTGTTCATGAGAATCTTGATTGCCATCTGCTGATTGTCTAGCGTAGCAATTTCATTCTCAAGTTTCTTTGTAGGCGCGTTCTCGTACTGCTGCTTGGCGTCAAGCATGCTTCGCTTGATGCTTACACGGTCGTCATAGAATTTACGAATGACATTTGGAATAATGCCTTCGAAATCTTTTCGGAACATAGCACCATTTGCGCACTTAGTTGTGTCCGCATTCTCTTCGTAGCACATCGTCTCGGGCGACATATTATATTGCACGATGATGTTCGGATACAGAGAGTTTAGATCGAACGAAAGCACCCAGTCATGCGCACCGACCATCGGGTCTTTTACATAACCACCAACAATCTTACCAGCATCGTGATCAATAGGCGGCTTGCCAGGAATCACAATATTCTTCTGAATCAACTGGTTGTAGATGATCGAATCCCAAATGGCGGTCGTGCCAAATGTCTCTTGATAGTTTGTCTTGGCTTGATACGCCATGGTCATTGCTAGAGAAATAAGCCCCATCTTCTCTTCGAAACGATCAACAAGCTCAACGTCTTTGATGTTATAGTCAATAAACTTTTGAAAATCATGCTTGTACAGAGAATGTAGCGAACCGTATTCGTCATACGATAGCTTGCGCTCACCTAGCACAACATGTGCAATGTGGTCAAGTTTATATGATTCTTGCTCGCCCCAAGTCTGCTTGCCAAACTTTTTGAAAAGATCCAGATAGTCTAGCTGTGAGATACCTTCAAGATCGTATGCAATCTCAGTGCCGTTGATCATGCGAATCTCGCGCTCGCGCACGAGCCCCCACGGAGAGAACTTCTTGATCGCCTCAAAGCCTAGTACTTGCTGAGCCCGATTGACCAGATATGGAATATCGAACATCTTGCTGTTCCAGCCAGTCAGCACATCGGGATAGTTCTTTGCCCACCAGAACATGAATGACTGCAGCAGATTCTCTTCGTCAGAACAGTGATAGTATTGAATGTGGTGATCGTTCAGAGTCGGATCGTACTCACCCATGCCCCATACATGATAGAGCATCGACTGGTTCGACTTGACGGCAATTGAGATTACAGGATGCTTTGCTTCGTTTGGCTTTGGAAAGCCAGCGTCAGAAGCGACCTCGATGTCAATCGTGCAGACATTAATCTGATCACGATTAAATTTGATATCACGAGGAAACGCCTCGCCAATAAACTGAGTGACATAGTTTGTCTGCCCGTGGACAGAGAAGTTAGGCACACCTTCGTACTGCTTCATGAAATCCGCAGCTTCGGTCATGCTATCGAACTTCATGGGCTCGACAGCTTTACCAAAGAGTGTGTGATACTTGCCTGTAGCCTTTGGGCTCTCTACAAACAGAGTTGGTCCATAAGGAATTTTGCGCGCGACTGCTACGCCATCTTCGTAGCCGCGATATAGGATTTTGTTACCATAACGAAGAACATTAGTATAGAATTTCATCTTATAATGATATCACTTATTTTATACAATAGCAAGAAGTATCAGAACAGAAATCGTCGCAATCGTAACCCAACCTGCTTGCTCGTGAGTGAAGCCCATGAACAAGTCTTTTACTTTGTCGCCGATAAATTTAACCATGTTTGCCTCCTATTGATGATGCGGGCTTAGGGTGCCCGCGAACCCATGTGTTTACTACTGAATCGAAACCACTCTTGGCTTTTTCTCTTCAGGCAATTCAAGTTTCAGAAGAACATACAAAACACCGTCAGTATAAGACGCGCTGATAACATTCATATGCTCTGCAATCTTGAATGCTTTACGAAACTTCTTAGACGAAATGCCTTTGTGAATAAAGGTCAGAGGCTCATCATCACGCGCGCCGTGTTGCTCACCACTGATTAATAGATCAGTGTTGTGATGCTCGACTTTCAGTTCGTCTTTCGCAAAGCCCGCAGTAGCGATTTCAAGTTGATAAGTTTCATCGTCGTACTTGACGATATTATGGGGAGGATAGTTTTGCTGATTCGTGGTTTTGGTCAACAGTTCCATATCGCGGAACAGATTGTCGAAGCCAACAAAACGAGGTAGAGCAGCACCAAAAGGCGCGAGATCATGAGTAGTCATGAGTGTATCTCCTTAAATTAAGCAAGATTGAAGTGCGACCGAACCATTCGCATCGCACATCTATTTATACACTATATGACTTACAATGTCAAGACTTATTGCCGATATTATATTTCGGGCAAAGTTCCCACTGGTCTTTTTCTTTATGAGAAATAATCTTGACTTGACGCAACGGCGCGCATTCAGCAACTTGCGCTTTGTCTACAATCTGCACCAGCCCCCAATCTGCAAGCAGTGTAGCAATCGTATTGCGACGAAGAATATCAGCTTCTTCTAGATTCGACTTCTTACCATCAAGCAGAAACAACTCTTTAAAATGAACAATAAAGTATCGCCCCTGCTTGTGTAGAATATGGCAGGACTGAAATAGTTTATTCTCGCGACGCGATGCGACGCCCATTCTAGTCAATGTTTCGCGAACTTTGAGGAAGTCATCAGGTTGTGTCAAAGTCACTTCCAGCATATCTGCTGGCTTCCAAATTTTATTTTCTTCCACCTTTATAGATCCTTCTTTTTATTTCTCGACTCTATTGTGAAAATATATTAATTGTAGTTCTGTCATTTTCGTTAGAGTAATAAGAATGCCAAGAGTCATCTGATCGATAAAATCCTAATGCTCTATTTGGTTTCCATTCAACTTCTTTATAGAAATCAGTTTCACTGGAATATATTTTAGTACCACTACCAAAATCAGAAATATAAAGAACGACCGTAAATATTTTACACACCGCATCACGATGAGTTGGATAACTAAAACCTTTTCCCACATTGAGGTATTCAGTTTTAATTGTCTTCCGCGTAAAATCTTCACCAAGGGTGTTTGTAAATTCTAGATACCTGTCTCTAAGCTTTTCATGAATTGTTGTGCAGCCATGATCATCAAAGAAGAAATGTACTCTGTTATTTTCCTCTGCTTTTGGAAAATCAGTGAGAGTTTCTTTGATTAGATAGAAGAGATTTTCATCTAGAAAATCATCAATTATCCAATGTTTCCATGGTGTATCACAAACTGTTATTTTCATAATATACTAAGCTCTGATATCAAAAATCTACTTTCTTCCACCTTTGTAGATCCTTCTTTTTATTTCTACTAGTTGATCTGGTGAAAGGAGAGATAAAGCAGAACGGGCTTTTTCGTTGCTGTATCCATAATACTCCTTTACCGCTTCCACGTCATCGAAAGTCTGAGGCTTTTCCCATTTAGAGAATCGCTTTCGCTTTCTTACTGTATTTAGTAAAAAATGGAATTGTAACTTTTTATCAAGGTGATGGTATTGATTCATCACATTAGATGCGGCAACGGTATCAGGAAAGTATGACAGAGAACGATTTGTCAGAAAAGAGTTGTAAGCTTTCTCTTTCAAATCGTCATCCATGATGTCTTTCTTGTCGTAATTAATCGCGTTTACATAGTCAAATGGATTCATTACTTGAAGCTCACATTTGCCATGACTTCGGTCATACACGCAACAACATTTAGTTCATGATCAGCCACGAACGCATTCTTGTATTGATAATCTGCAAGAATCAGAACCAACTGAGGGATCGAACTTGGTTCGACATGATCATACATGTTATCATAAAGTTCGCGGAAGATTGACGACACATCAATATCAACATTCTGGGCAACCCAGCTTCGCATCTTCTTGAAGTCTTTGTCTTTCAGAGCCTTGAAAAGGATGCTATAGTTACCGGAAACGTCATTGTTGAGAACTGTAGTTTCTAGTTGCCCGCCAATAGAGTAGCGCTGACACTCATTGATCACACGGCGCCAGTCAGGAGCATGCTTCATAATCACTTGAGCAATCAGGTCTTTATTGAAAGTCACCTCTTCGGATTCAAGAATATGAATCAATCGCACAAAGAAATCTGCGCAAAGAGTCTGCATTTCTTTCTTGGTCGTATTAAACTCGTACACGCCACAGCGAGAGTGCAGTGGTTCGATGATACGATTCTTGAAGTTGCAAGTCAGAATGAATCGACAGTTGTTCGAAAACTCTTCGATAAAACCACGAAGAGCAGGCTGAGTCGATTGCGGATTTAGATAGTCTGCTTCGTCTAGAATGACAACCTTCAAATCACCACTGAGAGAAACAGTAGAAGCGAAGCGCTTGATCTTGCCTCGCAAAGTATCAATGTTACCCTCTTCAGAGCCATTGATCACAATGTAATCATAGCCTAGCTCGTCACACAATGCTCGCGCGACCGTAGTCTTGCCAAGACCTGCAGTGCCAGTGAAAAGCATGTTAGGCAATTCACCAGACTGCACGATCTTGGTAAAGACTTCTTTGAGAGGCTTCGGTAGAATAGTATCTTCTACCTTGCGCGGGCGATACTTCTCGACCCACAGAAAATCGTTTGACATAATTTACTCCACATAATAAAGATTACCAGTTGTGAATGATATTGGACATGATAAAGAAACATGTCACAAAGTTCACAGTCACAAATACTGATCGAATAATCGCAACTACATCATCATAGTCGGCAGTTTTCTCGTCGCTATAACTGCCAATAGCATATTTCCATACAGTCCATATGCGTTTCATTGGAGTAGATTATATCAAACTTACGACTCAGATTCAGCTTCAGACTGAAGTTGCTCGACAAGCTGGATCAGCGCAATGCACTGGTCGCGAAGTTGACCAATCGTAGAAAGCTCTTCGCCACGAAAACCACCACGACCAGTCACGGTGTCGATCACAGCAACGGTGCTTCGCGTTACACGATTTGCCAGGTCCATCAGTTGCTCATTGGTATTAGCCATAATTTATTCTCCGTATGTGCTGTTTTTTTCAAGTGCAACCCAGTATTTGATTCCTGCAGATTCATTAGTGAACTGAGAAATCAGCTTCGACGAAATATCAACTTGATAATCGCCTTCTACCATCTTCAAGTTTGAAATGTTGAAAACAAAATTGAAGTTTGGATTTTTAAACGTGCCTTGAACCAGAGTCGAATATGCATTCGAAGTAGGATCATTATGATCAATGACACGCAGTTCTAGTGCCCCATCAACCACGGACAGAGACATTTCAGTATGACCAAGAACAGAAGCGGCTCGCTTGACGCGCGAAAGTGTATCACGATCAAGAGTAAAAGTCACTTCAGCTTCGGGCATTACAATGTCTTTGCTAGGGACAGTAAGCATACTTATATCAGAATAAAAGTACTTGACCTTAGTGCGCAGAGACGAATCGCTAATCGTCACAAAGTTGTCGTCCGAGAAAGACAGCGTAGGGCTGTCGATCAGAGACAGAACGCTCAGAAACTCGTTCAGGTCATAGACACCAACAGTCTTTGGAAACTCAACATCAAGAGTCGCAGTAGCAAGGACATTCTTTGCTTCCGAGATGGTCTTGATAGTGTTGCCTTCGGTAAGTACAATGTTGGGATTGATCGTCGCAAAGTTCTTGAGAACGGTCGACGCTTTTTCAGATAGTTCCATAATAATGTACCCTTCAAGTTACATAAAGTGTAGATAAGGTATCACGAAGTACCCATAAAGTCAAGCAATCTTGCTAAAGTTTTTGTGTTTCACAAATTCTATCTTATCATCAAATTTACCGTCAAGCAAGTCTCCCTTGTGAGAAATAATAAAGACGCGAGTATCGTCGTCCAGAGTTTCAAGAATTTTTGTCAGATTGTCCACACCATCAGCGTCTAGGCTGCTATCAAAAGTTTCATCAAGAATCAGCAGATTGGTCGCAATGCTATTCTTCATCTTGGCAACCATGCGCCATGTAAACAGTAGCGCAAGATCGATACGCTGCTTTTCACCTTCGCTAAACGAGTCGTATGAAAATTCATCGCGATAGCGCGAGCGAATAGACTCTTTGAAAGTATCGTCCAGATGAAACGACACATAGAAGTCTAGCACTTGTAGGTACTTGTTCACAAGATTATTGATCACCGGCAGATACTGCTTGATGATTTTTGTCTTGATACCTGTATCTTTCAGCAACTCAAAGCAAATTGTATGATAAGAAAACTGCTCGTTTTGTTCGTGCTTTGCTTCAAAAAGATTGTTCTTCTCTTCTTGCAGTTGTTGCAACTGACGCTGTGCTTCTTCAAGATCACTGCCGGTGTTGTTCATTTCTTCGATTTCTTTCTGCAGTTTTGTCACGCTGCTCTGCAATCTAGAAATGACCTGATTCTTTACCAATACCTGATTTTGCCAATCAGATACTTGCTGGAGCTCAGAGAGCGCGTCGCGCTCCGAGTCTTCCAGAGCGCGTTTCGCATCACTTGCTTTGGCGATGGCTTCGTTAAGTTCTTTTGCTTTCTCGGTGCCCAGATCAGTTTTCCCTTTACGAAGCGAATCCTCGATATGCTGCCCACAGGTAGGGCAATCCGTATTCTCCGCAAAAAACTTGACTTCTTTCGCAATAGACTTTGCTTTTGTTTTAAAAGATGTTTCATATTCCTTGATTTTTTCGATTTGTCTTCGCGCTGAATTGAGTGCAGACTCGGCACTCGGAAGAAGTAAGTGTATTTGTCGTTCCAAGATTTCAACCTCAGCACTGAGCGCCGAGCACTCCTCTTGAGCGGCGGTAATTTCGGATCTCTTTTCTTCTCGCTGCGCCGTATTGATCGCTTGTATGTCACGGAGATACTTAGATTGAGAGAGGAGTCTTGTTTCGACAAGTTCGATAGAGTGTTCATTTTGTTTTAGATTCTCCTTGAGCACCGATGCTTTCTCTTTGAGAATCTGATTCATCTTAGAGAATACATTGATGTCTAGCAAGTCTTCGATCACTTCGCGACGGTGCTGTGCAGGTAACTGCATGAACGGAATGAAACTGCTGCTACCCAGCACAACAATCTGGTGAAACGATTTGTGATTTAGTTTTAAAATGTTCTGCTCTAAAACCTTCTGATATTCTTTATTGTGGCTATCCTGATTAATCAGATTACCATCTTTCCAAATCTCAAACTTGTTGGGCTTCACACCACGCACAATCTTATACGAAGCAGGACCAATGTCAAACTCTACTTCGACAAGCATAGCTTTGTTGTTGATAGAGTTGATCAACTGGTTCTTATTGATGTTGCGGTGTGCTTTGCCAAACAGCGCGAACGATAGCGCGTCAAGCATAGTTGACTTGCCCGCACCATTCTGACCCACGATCAGAGTAGAGCGAGACTTGTTCAATGCAATCTCTGTGAAGTTATCACCCGTACTTAGAAAGTTACGGTACCGCAGATTTTTAAATACAATCATATTTTACACTTAAACTTTGCCATAGAACCAACGACCTCTATCTTATCATAGAAGCGTTCAATTGTAAAGTATCTTTTGCGGTCGATGTAGTCATGCACAAACAGTTCATGATCTTCTTTGAGATTATTGATGATCGTCTGCGCCACCCACTGTCTTCCTCGACCATCAAGAAACACTTTATCAAACTTCTGCCCTTGAGTCAGTATCCAGGTTGAATAAGATTTGACACACTCAAAGGGCGTAGGAAATCCGTACTTAGCGTCTGGATTGTGCCGCCAGGCGGCTGGTGGACGGCGTGGCGCGTCGAAAGGTACATGTATGTGTCTGACATTAGTAAAACCAGAACACATGTCTTTTACCTTGTTATACCACTGCTCATGATGATCCACAGTCCACAATTCGCCCACAAGAGGTGCTAGATTAGGCGTTGAGAATCCGCTGCCGTATTCAATAACGACATCATCTTTAGAAAAGTTTGCTGTAAGAAATCGAAACTCTTCTTCTGACATTTTAGGTTCTGAAAATCTAGAATCATACCAAGTCATACAATATCCATTGTCTGTGCTTCAATCATTAATTCATGCATCATGTTCTTGATGCGCGCTTTGTCTAGAGAAGTTTCAACAGCATCAATATAACTAGCCAGAAGTTGCTCTGTCGATTCAACAGAAACTTTGTCGTCTTCAACTGATGCACCGACAAACTCTTCGAAGTTCTCAGCAATTTTAAGCTCGTGAATGCGCTTCGATTGAATACGATCAAGCCAGTGATCGAACAGTTTAGGGTTCGACTTATTCACGACCACGACTTTTACAAACTTGTCAGTGATATCAGGTAACTGCCCAGTGCGATACTTATACTCAGCTTTCTCTACGGTGTCATCGTAATAGAGTCGCTGAAACAATGTGATGGGATTGTGAACTGCAGTCAGTTCGCGAGTGTCTGTATCAAGCACATGAAAATATTTTGGTTCGTGTGCATCTGACCAGAAAAACTCCATCTGCGAACCAAGATAGTGAATGTTGCCCATGTTCGACTTCGAATGGAAGTGACCGGTCAACACCATATCGAATCGCTTGAAAATATCAGAACTCATACCGTGCGTACACGGAATACCAGCCTGCATTTCAAAACCTTCTAGCTCAAGGTGCGCACCAACAATCGATGCTTTGCACTTAGACAGAAACTCATATGTTTCTTTTTCATTCTCATCATTGATCCACGGCACAAGCGCCATGTCCATGCCATCATACTGTACGACAGTAGGCTTCTCAATGATGCGAACTTCTGCCATGTAGTGACCGAGCAGTTCTTTCAAAGCATTTAGATCATTGGTATTCTTATAGAAAACATCATGGTTACCGGGAATGATATCCATGTGAATCTTATGTTTGCGCAGTTTTTCTAAAAAGATTTTGCGATTGTGTTCTAGCGCTTTGAAGTTGATGAACTTGCGATTGTCATAATAATCGCCAAGGTGTAGAATCTTAGTGATGCCATTCTCAAGCAGATGAGGAAAGAACACTTCAGAATAGAAGCGCTCTTGATAATGCATCATAATCTCAGCCGAATTGCGAATGCCGCAATGCGTATCATTCAAAATTGCTACTTTCATAATAATCCTATGATTATAGTTTGTTGTATATTATACACAAACCTATATCAATCTTCAAGAAATTCCGATAGATCAGAATCGACTTTTGCTCTACGCCGGCGCTTCTCTTTCTTGTAGTATTCTTTGAATGTACGATCATTTTCTTTGACAAGATCAATGCGCCCTCGTAACTCATCAAGGAACGGGAGTGCAGACGCATCATCGAAGTCTTCGGGCGAAGAAGTATCAAAGAAGTGTTCAATACCTGCTTCTGCAATGAACTTCAGCTTGACATCTTGCTGCTTCTTTTCTTTTTCGATGCGACGAAGAAAAGCGTACCACGCAATCTGAGTGAAGTATGCAAATGCGTTAGGTTTGCCTGTGCGCGTCGCTGTCTCAAGATTATAGTTTTCGATGGCTTTGAGGCAGTTTTCTACAGCGTCCATGACCATCTCTTCGCGATAAGTATAGCGCACGAAATTTGCTTTGTGTGATAATCCCTCTGCGATGCGCAGAAAACACATAGCAACATAATCTGGTATGATGGGCTTGTCACGCCCTGCAGCAACTTCTCGGTTTGCATGCTCAACATAGTTGACAACAGCTTGAGAAAACTGCGCATTGTTTACATAGTGTGGCTTTTCTTCTTTCATAATATCACTCATTAGTCAACTTTCGGTTTACATTATAAACTAAAATTAAAATCAAAAACATATTGACAAATCAAAAAATCTATGCTAAAATAAAACTCCACGCGCCAGGGAACAGAGAATACTAATGGACAGTATCATCTTTGCGAGGGAAGCGTACTACATTTGACTCTGCACTATCATGCTGAATAGTTGTCTTTGTAAATAGATTCAGCGCACCTTGTAACTTCTTTAGCTTTTCTCTCTCATCATTCAAATAATCTTCGTCACGCTCTCTTGCTTGTTCATGCATTTCTTTTACTGCGTAAACGTATTCTTTGATAAGATTTTCATTGGGGCGATTTTGGCTTACAATGTGAAATGAATTCACACAGATATACTCATCGTTTTTTGCGAAAAAATGTACCCATGGTTTGAACATGTAAATGCGATCACCGTCAGAAGTTTCACCCATAACGATTGCCATCGCATTGCGAACAATAATATCTTTCTCACCATCATCAGGCCATTCCATAACTTCACAAACAATCTCTTGCCCACTGCTGAACTTAAATTGTGCGATGTCTTCGATGTGCATGGTTACATTCCAATTTTGATTATGCTATAAGGAAACTTCTCATTTGTGTATATTTTAATCCTCTCACCACTATGTAGTAGTGTAAAATTCTTCTTACCACCTACATGTAAATCATCTGCTATATCATATAATATTGTATCGCTACCATCGTCAGATTTTCTCAAGCCTCTTCCGATGGACTGTAACACTCGTATTTGACTCTTCGAAGGAGATGCAAATATAATGTTGTGAATGTTTTTGATATTAATGCCAGTGGAAAAAGTACCCAAACTAGCAAGAATAATAGAGTTTTTTTGATTCTCAACAATGTTTCGTATTTGCTCTCTATCACTTGTCTTTGTTTCACCGCTAACATAAAACAAGCGCTGCCCTTTTTTCAATCTATCTTGAATTAGATCCCGAAGCACCTTGCCATGACGATCCACCAAGTTGAATAGAACAAGCGTATTTCCAGTTCTGTCAACAGCGAGGTTTGCGATGAATCTATTTCGTTTTTCGTTACTGACAATGAAGTCAATTTCTTCATGATATGATTTACCCTCCATTGATTTGCAAATTTCTTTGGCATATTCAAGAAGTATAATATTTATCTTGAGTTTAGCGAGCGTATCTTTAGCTTGTAGCTCATGAGTTGTGGTCACACGTTTCACAGGACCGAACAGACCTTCAAGCACAAGTTTGTGAACTTGCGTACCGTCAAGCGTACCTGTCGTACCCCATCGATACTCAGCATTCTTTGCTTTGTTCATGATAGACGATAGCGATTTAGACTTAAAGCCGTGCACCTCATCACCAAAGATTGCGCCAAACTGGTGAAACCATACTGGATGCAACTTATAAATCGATTGCCAAGTTGATATGATGATTCGCTTCTCAGTCTCTTTGTCTTTACCTGAATAGATTCGATGACAGTTTTTTTCGACATCAAATCCATAATCTTCAAAGTCTGAATATAGCTGTTCTACCAAAGATGTTGTGGGCACGATAACAAGCACTTTATCGTCATGATTGTGTAGATACCACCGCATGAGTAGATAGATGATAAAAGATTTACCAGAACCCGTGGGCGACAGCAGAATCGAACGTTTGTTTTCTACACCGTGTGTAAATGCATCATACTGATAATCACGAGGTTTGTAAGGCATGTTAAGTGTTTCAAGCCACTGCATTGTCTCCATATGATTGACTTTGTTCGTGTCATACGGATAGCCATACTCACTCTCTTCTACTTTAATACCATAGCCGCGCTGCATTGCAAACTTTTTAATCGCCCAATACAAGCCCGCATTAATCTGCCCAGTGTTGCGATCAAGCATGCGAATCTTGCCGTCCCACAATCTCTTCTTGACTGCAGGCATGAACTTTGCACCAGGAACTTCAAAAGTGAAATGTTCAGATAATTCGGAGACAACATGCGGCGAGCATTCTGTCAACTGCAGAAACGCATGATCTTTCATCTTGAACTTGATTATTTCCATTAAAATCCAGCTTCAAACTTTTTCCAATCGATCATGTTTTTGATCGTAGAATGTCTCCACTTTAAGTGGTCCATGATTTCTTTCAATGTGTCAACAGCTTCTTTAATGTAAGCAATCCGGGCTTCGCTTGCTACAATTTCGGGATCACTATTATAGTAGTAGTCCATCTCACCCTTCAGAATTTTGAGCCCGTCAAACGGATCAGGATCCCAACCTTTCTCGACGATTGTCTCAACAGGCATCTTCCCATTGTAGTAAAGCCATTTTTCTTTAAGCAGAACGCGCTGCTTGAACTCGGCATCTTTCAGCTTTAGCTTTGCGTTAGAATAAATTTCAAGATATTTAGCATGTAGCTTAGGAGTCTCTTGACTCGTGACATCAAGCTTGTTAAACTCAATGTGTGAGTCTTTCTTCCATTCGTTCAAAATTTCATCTAAGTTCATAATATACTCCACAAGTTAAACAGACATTATATCATGTTAACTCAAAATAATCAAATCGGAATGTAGCAGGGAAGGTAATGTACTGCCCGTCTTGAGTTGCAGCAAAAGTAATGTCGCCAAGCGAAGTAGGCAGTGCATTTGTGTACTTAATCGTTCTTGAAATATTATTGTGGCTTGTCAGAACAGACACGGTGATATCGCAATACGAAGACAGATCATCTTCACCTGAAAACATCCTACCTGTATTTGCTTTGTGTTGCTGCTCAACAAGACGGCGCATCCAATCATAAATTTCCTGATAGACATTCATGTTTTCGTCCATCAGAACATCCATTGTGACAGAGCCAAAAGATAATGTGTCACCAGGTGTCACAATAGATCCTACTCTACGGTAAGGAATTTCAGTAGTGGTCATGTCCATCGCAGGATGCAAAACCTGCTGCGCAAAGAACTGCACATTTGGATAGTTTTTTCGATCAAGCGCAATCTTAAATCCTGTAGGAGCAAGATATGTAGGATCACATGTAAAGTCTGCCATGAGAAAACACTCAAGTGAAAATGATATCTATATTTATACTGCATAAAAAAGGGGCTCCGAAGAGCCCCTTGAAAGTGGCGAGTGAACCTCGCTCTTTTTATATCGCTTAGGCGAGGATGTTGTCCACGCGGAAGATGCGATAGTACTGGTTCGTGCGGTTCGTGGCAAGACCGTCTGCGGGAGTGGTACCAACGAAGGGGTTGGAAGCCATGCCGTAGCGAGTCTTGAACCCGATGCGAGGCTGGAAGTCGTTCTCGCCCACAGCGCGCACCATCTGGAGCGGCACATAGGGGCAGTAGAACACACCGGCGTCGTAAGGGTTCGTGCCCTTGTAGCCCACAGTCACATAGTCTGCAACTGCATAGGGGTCGATGTACACACGAGTACGACCATTCAGCACACCAGCGAAGGTGTTGCCTGTGTCGTCCACTTGCAGGTTCGTGCTGAGAGCAGGCGCATAGTCGAGCATGCCAGCAGCCACGAGAGCCGTAGCAACGTCCGAGGAGCAGACAACAATGTTGCCCTTACCACGGCGAGTTTCTTTGGCGATAACGTTTGCTTCACGCTCAAGTTGCACAAGGAGACCCTTGAACTTCTCAACGGACCAACGGCCGTCAGCGTCGGTGCTGAGGTCGAAGATACCTTGAGTTTGAACGTTTGCAGTCCGGCAACCGATCTTAGCTTGAGCATTGATTGTACGGATGATCTCACGGTTGATTTCAGCAAGAATTTCTGTGCTGAGAATGTTCGCAAGTTCCGTCTCGGCGTCAAGACCGTGGATTGCTTTGAGGTCTTGAGCAAGCTCAAGGCTGTATTCTGCTTTCAGAGCGCGGCTCTTAGCAGTCACAGTTGCTTTCTCAATGGTGAAGCCCATTTCTGCGAATGCAGAACCGGTCGAACCGAGCGCTTCTGCGTCAGCAGTAGGCATACCACCGCCCACGCCAGGCACATAAGATGCACCAGAATCGACGATAGAAGAATCGTCGTCTGTGTCGGTCACACCAGAGAGACCCGAAGGACCTTTGTTGCCAGCAGCATCAGCCGAATCTTGCGACACAGAAGAGTCACCAGAGAACGGAGTGTGTGCTTCTTGGAACAGGGCTTCGCGACCGTCAGTTGCACCACCGCGAGTGGTCTTGTAACGGCTCTTCATTGCGAAGATAAGACCAGTCGGACCCGTCATCGGCTGCACACCAGCGAGGTCATAAGCCATGAGGTTAGGCATAGCGCGACGCACGAGGGCGATCAGCACGGGGTTCCAGTTAGCGCCCGTCACGCCAGCAGCAGCACCAGTAGCGCTGAAGTTGGTGTTGGTGGGGGCTTCGGCCAGCATGCCGGCTTCTTCACGGAATGCATTTTCTTGGTTCTCAAGAATAGCAGCCGTCACAGCGCGACGATGGTTATCTTTGATGGCACCAGCAGACTCTTCGTTCAGAACGGGAGCCCACTTCTCCATCAGTTTGTCATAAGACACTTGTACAGTCATTGTTGTACTCCTTACTTATTGGATTTCTTGATTGCGTTAAGGTACATATCCATCACGCTAGAAACTTCGCGCGATTGATCTGCTTCCCAGTCTTCCACAATCTCTTCTTCGCTCTTCACTTCTTTCTTGAAGTAAGACTCTTTCACAGTTTTCACCTTGTGTGCAAAAGATTCTTCGTCTTCAAAGTCAAGAGACTCAACAAGAGACTTGAGTTTTTCTACTTGAGTTTCTGCAAGGTCACGAGCAGCTTCGCGGATTACAGCTTCGCGCTGATAAGCCTCAAGCGTTTCGTTCATTGCAAGAACGTCAGCAGTTTGAGCATTGAGTTTTTCTTCAAGCTCTTCAACTTGCTCAGCAAGTTCATCAACTAGGTCAATCTTGGACTCAGGCACTTCGATGTAAGACTCAAGGAACAAGTCCTTCAGTTTGCCCATGAAATCTTCAGCGATTTCAGTGCGCAGACCAGTCTCAACAGCGAGTTTGTTTTGCTCCATCCAATTTTCAACAACGTAGTTGAGGTAGCTATCAACTTTCTCAACAAGGTCTGTGCGCGTAGCGTCCAGTTCTTCGTCGAGGCGAGTTTGATACTCATCTTCCAAGCGCTGAATTTCTTCAGACAGCTTAGAACGAATAGCCGTTTCAAAGATCACAGCAGTTTTCGCTTTGAACTCATCAGACAATGTTGCTTCGCTTTCAACAAGGGCACTCAGCTCGTCGTTATAAGAAAACTCGGGCAGCTCAACTGCTTCCCCGTCTTCCATATCTTCGAAATCTTCCTGCATCTTGCCGTACATGGCCATCAACTGGTCTTTTTTCATACCAGCCATCTTGCCGTACATAGCGTTGAGCATTCCTGCTTTGGTCTTCGGCATCGGATCTTGCTTTCCGGTATCCCCTTTACGAGCGGGAGCCTTCTTGGTCGTATCCGTTTTGTCTACAGACGCAATAGAATCTGCCTCTGTTCCCACAGGCATTTTCGCAGCACTAGCTTCCTCGATAGACTCATCGACTGGAAGCTCAACATGTTGGTCTTGATCAGACATATGTTTTACTCCTTAAAGTTTGATTTGAGCATTGAGAGGAAATTCTTGTACTCGCGAACTTGCGTCTCGTAGAGATGCTTTTTCGGAGCGGCTTTAATTTCAGTCTCCATTTTCTCAATTTCTTGTGCTTGAATAACACCGTTATTCCACACCCATTCGACGCCTTCCATAATACCATTAACGAAGGCTGCGGGCGCAGAAGGATCTTGTACGATGTCGACAGTATTCAACATAAAGTCGTCACGCACATACATAGTGCCATTTCTTTGCTCAAGACTACCCATACCACGAGTTGACACACCTAGTTGAACACCGCCATCAAGCAGACCCTTAACGATCTGACCCATTGGAGTATCCAATATTTGTGCCTTTCCAACCACATCATTGCCTTCCCAGCGAAGATCAGTGATGAGGTGAGAAACTTTGTCCAAGTTGATAGTAGGACCTTCGGGGTGATTCAGTTCACCCACTGCCCTTTTCTTAGCAACTTGTTCGGTCACATATTTTTCTACTGCTCGCTCCATGATTTGGCGAGGATAAACGCGACCGTTACGATTCTTTTGTTCTGCTTGTGCAAAAATACCTTCAATAAGATAAGACTTACTCCCATCTTTCTTTGCTTCAGTGATAACTTCCAATCCGTTATCAATGTATTCAGCAATAAGTTTCATCTACATTTCCTTTGCAAAAGCAACACCCATCTTCTCTGCTTCTTTCTGAGAACGATAGGTGTCTAGTTTGTCACCGTCAATATAGACAGTGAATCCTTTGTTATCTTTGTGAACCATCACAGAATGACGGTTCACTTTCTTGTCGAAGACATGTTCGCCAGGAGGCATTTTGCCCTTTGCTTCGCGAAGTTGTTTAAATGTCTTCATTTGCTATTCCGTTTTCTTTAGCTAATTATTATTTATAAAAATTTATTTTTCAGCGTCATCATCGTCGAAGTCTTCGTCATCAAGCTCAACTTCGTCGTCGTTTTCTTCTGAATCATATTCGTCAGCAGAAGCTTCTTCTGGCTCTTGACCAAGAGACGCAGCAATTCTTGCTTTTGCTTGATCGAGCGTATCTTGCAAACGATCACCCACAATGTCATTGAAAGTGCGTTCTGCTTGCGTGAAGTTTTGATCTTCAATCGCTTTTAAAAAATCTTCGATAGGCTTAGAGTCAGTTTGGATAGGTTCTGCTTCAAGCTCATCAATTACAATATCTTGTGCTTCACTCATAATTATTCCTCTTTTTTGCTATCATCGGGTACTACTTGAACAGGGACAGGCTTGGGCTCAGGTGGAGCCGCTTGCTGCGCCTTTTCCTCTTCGTCGGGTATTTCACCCGACTTCATTTCTTTGTCTATTTCTTTCTTCATGTTGTCGATGTCTTCGTCAGACAGTCGCATAACATTTCTCATTACCCAATCTTTTGAGTAGTATTCGCCAACATATTGTGTGATTTCGTTCATCACACCAATACGCTCGCGAAGAATTTCCATCTCTTTCAACTCTGTAAAGTGGTTGTCCTTTACAAAGTCAATGTAGATGTTGTCTTTCCATTCTTCCCAGTCTTGCTCAGTGATAACACCCTTGAGAATAAGTTGCTTCTTAAGAATGCCAAGGAAGACCCACGAGAATCTACGACGAAGACGATCAACAAACTTCTGGAACTTTACTTCGTCTCTGCTAATCTCAGTAGAACGACCAAGCGAGAACTGTGCTTCTTGCTCCAGCCTATTGACAGGCACATTTAAAGAACGATATAATCTTTTCTGGAAATAAATGATGTCATCGATCTGACCAAGATTCTCACCGCCAGGCAGTGTGCTAATCTCAGTTCCTCGCCCGTTCTCCCTACGAGGTAGCCAGAAGTCTTCAAGCATTGACATATGCTTGCGATCATCTTTAATCTGCCCAGTTGTCGCGTCATACACAAGCTTATTGCGATACTGAGTCATGATATCTTTCATATACTGCTCAGCCTTACCTCGCGGTAAGTTACCGACA